CGGGAACCCATGCGATCCGGTTATCTTGAAGCTCCCTCCCCACCAGAACGTCTCTTCATACCAGTACTCCGGCAAGTTAATGATCCCAGAGTAGGACGGGTTGAACACCGTTAGCTTCTCAACGCCATCCCAATTATACCAGGTGACCGGTATGTCAGCAATCCCGGGAGTTCCCGAGAGCGCAATCACAGAATCGATGCTAACTACCGGCCGCCAGGTAGTCAGCATCATAATGCCGCCATCCGCTACCATCGTCTTGGTGTCGGAATCGTACCATTGGAAGTCTCTGTTACAGTACGACCGGATAATAGCACTGCCGTCATCCAGGAGTGCCTGGACCCGCGCGGACTCGACCTGGTTCAGAGTGCGGCCCATCCTAGCCTCGATGTCCGAGGGGTCCGCGAGACTAGGCAGCGATGCCATTTCAGTTCCCTTCTAGCCCTGAGCGCGGCTGCCGGCACACCCGGCAGTAGAAACCGGCAGCCGCGCGCTTGGGTTACTCCCCCTTCTCGGCTTCGGATGCTCGCTGTTCGGCCGTACGGTGCTCGGTTGAGCGCCGTGCTCCGCGACCACGCTGGCTACCGCTCGTGCCGCCGCCGGAACGCTCCTCGTCATCGCCCCTTCGGTTCAGGGCTTCGTCCCTGGCCTTGGCGGCGTCCTGCTCCCACTGGGAGGTCTGGTCTTCGCCAACCTCCTCGCCGGCAGCGGTGACTGCGCGAGTGCCACCCGGGTACGACTGGATGACGTCGATGGGTCCGCCAGTAGGAACGGTGGAGCCGACACCCAGAACCGCGCCGAACGGCCACCGGGCCGTGATACCGTGCGACGGGTTCATGACGCTGACTGGGTTGACGGTCGCGTAGGCTAGCCGCATGGTCATGCGCATCGCCACCGCGTCCTGCTGCATGAGGTTCAGGATGACGACTCCGGCGTCGTTGGAGATGACGCCCTGGTCGAACATCTTGAAGCTGATGTCCTGCCGGATGCCGATGATCGCCTTGGTGAAGTCACCGGCCAGCATGAGAGCGCCGTTGATTGGGTTGATCCAGGACCCGTTCTTGATCTCGGACATCTGGTACCCGTACAGCTTGCCACCCGGCGTCGACGTCATGTCGGGCTGATAGATCGGCACGCCCTGCGCCGACCGGATGCCGGCCAGCTTCCAGCTGATGCCCGGCATCGCGGCGAACCCGGTGACGGTGTAGCCGGTCTCGGCCATGATCATGCCCAGCTCGGTGACGTCCTGGCCCAGGTCCGTGCCGGTCCCTTCAAGGACACACTGGCCGGACTTGCCTGCGCCAGTGAAGACCGCCTCGCCCCAGGTTGCGGGCTTATTGACGCCCCACAGGACAGCCGAGTCGATCAGCGCACCGACCGCCTCCGTGATCCTGGGCTGAACCTGCGACCACAACGGCACGTCCGCGTCGTCGAGGTACGCAATCGGGATTGGAACGATACAGGCCAGCTCCTCAACAATCATGACAACGTTCTGCCATGCCTGCTGGGATGTCTGCTTGAGGCCGGTGTCCCCGCCGACCCAGTACGCCATGGGCAGCACGTCGAGGACGGGCATGCGCTGGGTCTTGGATGAGAGGGTGGTCTTGTTCATGAGGGTCAGAGCCGCCGATGCTGTTGGCGCCTCCTGGATGATCGCTGTTGCCAGCGGCTGTGGCACAAGGGGGTCCGGCGTACCGGATGACCGGAACACACCCTCATTGTAGACGCCTGCCATCTGAAGCCCTTCCGCACCACGGCGGAACCGTGATGCCTACGTGTTATGGAGCAGGTTACGGAACCATTGCTCATTGGTTGTTGGCGTTGTGCCGGACGGGGCCGACCCGGCCCGAAGGGATTCAACCGGCCGTGCGGCTGGCTGTTGCTGCTGTAGCTGCTGCGGCGTTCCGCCGTTCTGTCCCTGATCCAGGGACGCAGGATCAATCCCAGCATCCTTGAGCATTTGTTCCGCTACCGCCTGGGCCGTTTCCTCTATGACCTGTGCGAATAGCTCTGCCCGCTCATTGATTTCCTCGTCCGTTCCGGTGCCGAGGTGTTCGATGAGTTCCACGGGAAGGTTGTTGGCCGCAGCCGCCATCATGCGCGTGTGGTTGGCCATCGCCTCATCACGCTCACGCTCGGCCACCGCCTGGGCATCTAGTGCCTTCTGGAGTTCCGTCTTGTTTGCGTCTTCGATCTGCTGGAGTCGCTGCGCCGCTGCCGCATTCTGCTTGGCACGCGACTCGTGCTTGCGAGCTACAGACTTCCAATGAGCTAGCTGTTCGGCCAGATCATCATCACCCTCACCAGCTTGGTCACCTTCCATCATAGTGCCAAGCAGGCCAGCAGCATCGCCTTCGTCTGAACCGGCTCCACCTGTACCAGGTGCTCCGCCAGCGCCGCCCGTTGCGGGCCCAGAACCCGGCTCTGCCGCAGATTCGCTCATCACGCCTCCAGTTATGCTTCTAGCGGGAGTATACCCCGACTCGGGCCGGAAGTCTAGCCCTAACTCTCCGTAGCCGGACGGTAACTTCCGCCCCTTAGCCCTGGACAGGGACTCTTCAAGACCAGGCGCATGCCCCGGCCATCCTCCGGTTGCGTGTCGGTGGATGTTAGCGCACAGCCCCTTGACCATCCCTGGCGACACATACTTCGACAATGTCGTCACACAGGCGTCAAAGTCTCCCGGCACACCCCAGTGAAGCTTGGCCGCACCGGCACCAGTTGTCCAGTACTTCAGCAACTGTTCCGGCATGTTGGTATGCTCAGGACTCTGCACCATCACGAGCCTCCAGTCGTGAGTGTGCCGTCCGGCTTCCACGAGCTAGGGATGTCGTCTGACCATCCCTTGGCCTTAGCTACGCTCATCACGTACCGCCGGACCTTGGCACGCTCCTCGGGAGTGTTCGGCCGTGCTCGTCCCACCGCGCGGATCGCGGCCGACAGCGAATTGGTTGGTCCCGTTCGCGAGTTGATCGGGAATCGCGGCGAGTCACTCTGGTTCGCCTGCGACGGGGGCATTGCCTGCTTCTTCTTGAGGAGTCCCCGCAGGGCCTCCTCCTTCAGGTCCGACATTCTTCTCACTCCAGTACTGATTCCACGCCGCCTTAGCAGCATTACCTTGTTTCCCGGCCGTTACCGACTGCCATTCAGCCTGTATGCCTGAGTTGACGGACTCCTGCCCCTTGAACACTGACCGCGCGAGACAGTAACAGTTATCATGAGCATGGAACTTAACGCCAAAGTCCTTAGTTACAGTCCCACTACCGGCCAGCATCGAGCAATAGCCACAAGCCTTCATGTTCGACTCGATGATTCGCTCCCATCCTAGCGAATTATCATCGAATGAAGACGCAAACTTGACGGTATCGCGCCCACCATTCATCACTAGGCGCACTCCGGAACCGACGAGAGCATCAAGAGCCATCCCCGAGGACGCAGGAGCATCATTACCGTCGCCAAGAAAGTGGTAGAACTGCCCCTTCCCCATAATGTACACTACATGAGCCATATAATCCGGCCGAATACTCACCCCAGGAACCGCGCGGCCATAAAATCCGGCTATCGCACGCGACATCGAGTAGTACTGAGCGGCATCAGCAGCCGAGGCGCCATAATGAATGTCTATGATCCCCAGCAGCAAAGGCTCTAGGCGAGTCCATGAGTCATTGAAGTGCTCTGGATCAACCATTCGCATCCACGAGCCGCGAATTACCGCATCAACACGCTGCCCGATCGCATACTGATTGTTCCTGTACCGGTTGAACAGCAGTTCTGTGCCCACGGCAGGAGCAATCGGCATCGTCATGGCGTCGGTCCTTCAGGTGGCGGAGCTGGAGGTAGTGGAGCTGGCGTAGGTGGCTGAGGCGGCGCACCCACAGGTACGCCGGGAGGTGGAAGCGCACCAGGAACTGCTCCAGGTACTGCCGCCCCAGCCTGCTGAGCAGCTATCTGCTGTACTAGCTCTTGTGCCTTCTCGCGCTGCGCGGCCAGCTGCCACGACGCAACGTCATCAGCCGTAGCGCCAGGAATCCGCGCCCACAGTTCCTCGGCCGGCACGCCAAGCATCTGCGCTATCTTGGTCAGGCCGTCGATCGTTGCCCCGAACGCCCGTGCCGATGTGTCCCGCCACACGACCGTCCCGAACAGGTCATTCCAGCCGTCCTTGTTGCCGGATGCCAGGTTAGTCAGCCGGAACACGTTCCGCCACGGGTCCGTCATCGACGCTTGTAGCTCCTGGATCTTCCTGTCAAGGCCGTCCCGTGCGGCAGCTAGTGCCTCGGCCGACATGTTCGCCACCTGGCCAAGCAGGTGGTACGGAGGCACCTGCGAGATTGTCGACATGTGGCGTATGCCATCCTCACGGACGCTGGAGTACGGCATCAGGGCCGTCTCCCCGAACTCGCCAAAGCGAGTCTCCGTGTCGTCACTAGACCATACACGGTCCACGCCGGGCCGGAATGGCGCAGCTTCATCACCTACTTCGTCAACAGGCGCCATCCCGGTCACCCAGCGCTGCCGGAATGCAGCGAACTGCGTCGAGATCATCAAGTTGAACGTGTCGAAGTTGATCTGATCCTGAATCGGGATGAGCGGCTCTATCTCACCTGTACAGTCATCCTCGCCATCCAGGTCTGTCTCGTACAGGAACCTAACGACCGGACACATATTCATGC